AATCGCGTCGCCTTCACCCTCAACGTCAAGCGGATAGCCGTCCACCTCGTCGAGGAACAGGTAACGCACTGGCATCGACCGCAGCCCGACTGCGCTGTTGGCACCGGTCATGACCAGGACGCCGCCCCGGAACTCTTTCGCGAGAATGGTGTTACCCGAGTCCCGGCTCCTGGCCGGGGCAATCAACTCGGCCAGAACACCCGACTCCTCGATTAGCGGGTCGATCCGCTGCTTGGAGTTGCGCTTGGCCATTTCCACTGTCGGCCAGACCGCCATCATTGGTCCTGGCGCGTGGTGGATCACGTAGCCGATCCAGTTCGAGCCCATCTCGGTCGCGCCGAGTTGGGCGGCCTTCATGAACACCACGCGCTCGACCGGCGAGGTCGGCGACAGGCAGTCCATGATCGCCCTCAGGTACGGCGTGCGACTGGTGCGCCAGCGTCCCGGCTCGGCGGACGCCTTGCTGGAAAGCATTCGGTGCCGATCCGACCATTCGGATACCGTCAGCAGTGGGTCTGGCGTCAGTCCTTCTCGCCAGGCGCGCTCGATTTCCGCCGCGCCTTCGTAGTCCACGTCCAGCATCAGTCCACCCGAGGACGCAATTCGCCCAGCTCTTGCAGGTGCTCGCGCACTGCGGCTTCCAGTGCCACATGCATGGCATGCGGATCGACATCGAGCCTGGCAGCCATCTGCGCCGAAATGCGCGCGGGCCAGTTGAGCCACGCATCGCGTTCGGAGCGCGCCAGCTTGAACACATGCGCAATGGCTTGTGGCCGATCGACCAGCTCTCCTTTTAGGCGGGCAAGTCGCACCTTGTTGGTTTGCGCCTTGACCACTTCGTTGACCGTGCGTGCTTGCAGCAACGACGTGCCGCCAGTGGGCAAGGCAGCGGGCCCATCGTTCGACGGTGTACCGGTCTCGGGTACGACTACCTTGGTCGCCTTGGCGCGGGTACCTGCCTTGGGCGTATCGGAGTTGCGAGCCCATTCGCGATCCGCCCGGTCGGCATCGATGGTTCCGTCAGCTTCCGGCGTGATGCGCCCGGCGCGAATCGCCTTGTGAACAGCGGTGTCCGTCACGCCACGGTGACGGGCATAAGCGCGTATTGAAATGCCCATGGTGAGAACCGGCGGCTCCTTCAATCATTCGATCGTTATTCCTCTGGATTGAGCTTGGCTTCCATCTGGAACAGCGCGTTCATGGCATCACCATCAACGACGCCGTCAGGAGACGCACATGACCAAGAAAACCGATAAAGCCCTGGAAAACCTGCTTCAGCAAATCGCGCTGGACCACCTGTTCATCGACACCCTGGAGACCCGCAACAGCGATCGCCTGGACTTCCACGAGGTCAGCGTCTGGGGCGTCAAAAGTGCACTGATGGCCGCTTACGAGGCGGGCCAGCAAGCCGCCAAACAGGACTGAGAAAGAAGCAGAAAACGCTTGGCTTCACTCGCGAACAGCGCGTTCATCAGGTCACGCCATCAACCACTCCAAAGGAGCAGCCCATGAACACCACCCAATTGACCCCAGCCCAGCACGCGATCCTTGCCTACGCCCTCGAACACACCGGCGGCAAGATCGACTGGTTCCCCGACAACATCAAAGGCGGCGCACGCAAGAAGGTGCTCGACGGCCTGTTCAACCGCGCCTTGATCACCACCGACGGCACCGACTGGTTCGTGGCTGCCGAGGGCTACGACGTGATGGGGCGCGCCCGTCCCGCGCCTGCGACCCTGCAGGCAGACCCCGAGATCGAGGCCGCCGTGACGGCAGCAGAGGCTACGTGGGCCAAGGACGCCACCACTGAGCAGGCCAAGCCGCGCACCCGCGAGAACAGCAAGCAGGCGGAAGTCATCCGAATGCTGCAGCGACCCGAAGGTGCCACCATTGCGCAGATCTGCGGTGCAACGGGCTGGCAGGCGCATACCGTGCGCGGCACCTTCGCCGGCGCCTTCAAGAAAAAACTCGGCCTGGCCATCATCTCGGACAAGGCTCCGGGCGGCGAGCGGGTCTACCGGATCGCCTGATCAGAAAGATCGAGAAAGAGGCCAAGACCCGTTTGGCTTCTCAATCGAACAGCGCGTTACTACAGGTGTCGCAACGATCAGACCCCAAGGAGCCAACGATGAATACCACCAACCAGATCCCTGCCACCCAGAACGAAGACTGGGGCTTTTGGGGAACGATGAACGAAAACGCTAGCGCCGCGTGGCCCTTGGCGATGACCGCCGTCTCGGACGCCACACACCAGCCTCTTGAATCGGTGCGGACCTTCCTCGACAGCCGCCACGGTCGCCACTTTGCCGACGACGTCCAGAACGGCTTGTACCAAGGCCAGTCCTTGCAGGATGCGATCAACGCCGCCACCCAACGCTGGATGGGCTGGACGATTGGCCGCCAGACCAGCAAGCAGTACGGCATCCCGCGCGGCCTGCCTTACCTGACGGGCTTCGTGATTCACTGCGAGATCACGGACGAATCGTTCGCCGCCTGATCATCAAACAACGCGCCATCCGACTCGCGGGTGGCTTGCTTCCCAGTCCAGTCCTGCCAGCGTCGAACGATCACGTCGACGTATTTGGGATCGAGTTCGATTAACCGCGCCAGACGCCCCGATTTCTCGGCGGCGATCAGCGTCGTGCCGGAGCCGCCGAAGGGGTCGAGCACCACGTTGCCGGGGCGACTCGAATTGCGGATCGCGCGTTCGACCAATTCCACCGGCTTCATCGTCGGGTGCAGGTCGTTCTTCTGCGGCTTCTTGATGTTCCACACGTCGCCCTGGTCGCGGTCGCCGCACCAGTGGCGTTGCGCACCCTCGGGCCACCCGTAGAGAATCGGCTCGTATTGGCGCTGGTAGTCGGCCCGGCCCAGCGTGAAGGTGTTCTTCGCCCAGATGATGAACGTCGACCATTTGCCACCGGCAGCACGGAAGGCAGCCTGAAGTACATCCAGCTCGCTGGATGACATCGCCACGTAGATCCCGCCCCGGCAGTGGGCGATGGTCGGCGTTAGTGCCGCCAGCAGGAAGTCGTAGAAGCCGTCGCCGAGGTTGTCGTTCAGGATCGCCCGATCCTTGCCACGCATCTTGTCCTTGGCGCTGTTGGCGTAGTTCACGTTGTACGGTGGGTCGGTGAAGACCATGTCCACCGGCTCGCCATCGAGAACTCGGTCGTAACTTTCGGCCACCGTGGAGTCACCGCACAGCAGGCGGTGACCGCCGAGCAACCAAACGTCACCCGGGCGTGAGATTGGCGTCTCACTGACCTCGGGCACAGCATCGTCATCGGTTTCGCCCTCAGCAGCCGACTCGTCGCCAGCCATCAACTCGGCCAGCGCATCGCCATCGAAGCCGGTCAGCGACAGATCAAAGTCGTCGTCCAGCAGGGCAGCGATCTCGATGCGCAGCATCGCTTCGTCCCAGCCTGCGTTCTCGGCGATGCGGTTGTCCGCGATCACCAGCGCCCGGCGCTGCGTGGGGCTCAGATGATCGAGCACGACCACTGGCACCACGTCCAGCCCGAGTTTCTGAGCGGCGGCGAGCCGTCCGTGCCCGGCGACGATTACGCCGTCGCTCCCCGCCAGGATTGGGTTGGTGAATCCGAACTCGGCAATCGATGCAGCGATCTGCGCGACCTGCTCCTCTGAGTGGGTGCGCGCGTTGCGGGCGTAAGGCAGCAGCTTGGCCGTCGGCCACTGCTCGATCTTGTCAGCAAACCAGGAGGCTGTCATTGCGCGGCCTCCGTGGTGGCGAGACGTTCACTGACGACCTCGTCGAAGGGCTGACCAGTGGCCAACAGCGTGACGGGCACGCCAGGGTGGTTCTGCTGGAATCGCTTAATGGCGACATCCACGTACTCCGGCGCTATCTCGACGGCGCGGCATACGCGACCGGTACGTTGGGCAGCCAGCATCGTCGAGCCGCTGCCACCGAACGGATCGAACACGATGTCGCCCGATTCCGTGTAGGCCACGATGGCGAACGCCGGCAACGCCACCGGGAACACGGCGGGGTGGTCGATGTCCTGACCGATCTTGCCCTTGTGGCGCATCACGCGGATGACCGAGTCGGGAATCCGGGTGTCCTGCGTCGGCTGCCCCTTGTGCGTCCAGCCGCCGACTTCGCCGTCCTTGCTGCGCATGGCCGTGGATGAGCCATCGGCGCGCAGGTGCGACTCCTGGCCTGCGTGCTTGCAGGGCACGATCTTGTTGGGCTTGCGGCTCTGCCGGTTGAAGTGGAAGACGAACTCGAAGCTCGGGGCGAAGCGCCCGGCCCAGTCGCCAGGCATGCCCGGCCCCTGATCCCAGACGTACCACGCGAAGCGCCGCCAGCCTTGTGCACGCATCCAGCCGAGCCACGCGTCCCAATACGGGATGACTTCGTTGTCGCGGTGGATCAGCCCCAGGTTGACCAGCACCTGCCCATCGTCGGCCATCGGCACATTGCCGAACACACCGCGCATCAGGCCATCCCAATCCACGATGCCGCCGGAGGTGTAGTCGCGCTGATTGCCATAGGGCGGCGAGGTGAAGCACAGGCGCGCCGCGTCGCCTTGCATCAGCGTGGCGACCACGGTCGGGTCGCTGGCGTCGCCACAGATCAGGCGATGCGGGCCGATGGCCCAGACATCGCCGGTGCGGGATACCGGCGACACAGGTGCATCCGGCACGTCGTCTGCGGCGTCCGGTTCATCGGCGTCTTGTTCTCGGGCGACTTCTTCGGCTCTCGCATCGTCTGCAAGCAGTGCTGCGATCTCAGCATCCTCAAAACCGGTCAGCGTGAGGTCGTACCCGGCGTCGGACAGCTCAGCCAACTCCAGCGCAAGCAGTTCCTCGTTCCAGCCCGCATCGAGCGCCAGCCGGTTGTCGGAGATGACGTAGGCGCGCTTCTGTGATGGTGACAGGTGAGCGAGTTCAATCACCGGCACTTCATCGAGTCCGAGCTTGCGCGCGGCAGCCATGCGGCCGTGGCCAGCGATGATGCCGTTGTCGCCATCCACTAGAACCGGGTTCGTCCAGCCGTACTCGACGATGCTGGCGGCGATCTTGGCTACCTGCTCGTCGGTGTGCGTTCGCGGATTGCGGGCATAGGGGATCAGCGCCTCGACCTTGCGGTACTCGACGTTGAGCGTGTTCAGAATCGGTTCCTCGAAAAAGAAAACCCGCCGACGGGGTAACCGTGGGCGGGTTCGTGATGTGTGCTGGATGGGGCGGGTGCAAACTGCAAACCCTGCAAACCTAGGTTTGCAGTCTGACGCTAAAAAAGCGCCGCGCTCGCGCCCCCCGCATTGCTTTCTGGCCGGGAAGGACCCGTCGCAACGGGTCGTGGCCATCGCGAGCCAGAAACGAAGAAGGC